GGGATGTACTAATACTCAAGATGGTGATTATAATTATTGTTGGACTTGTCATTCCAAATGGAAACAAGCCAATATTTGTGAGATTAAGGGTTGTCCTGGTAGTGCTACATGTGGTAAGTTCCATATGAAAACGAAATCTAAGGAAGCACAAGGAAAAGTTACTCAAGCCCTAAAGGAAGTGAAAAAGACTTTTGCCTCTGTTGTTAAAACGTCAGGAACTGATGCGAAGTATGAAGCTGAGGTCAATGGTATGCGTATGAAATTAGCGCGCGTTGATCGAGCCCTTGGTCGTTCTGTCAATTCCGTAGAAAATCAGGGTTGGACAAAGCTATATGACCATATTGTTACTAATAAACACCAATTTAATAATGTTGGTGAGGATCGCACAGTTTCCTTTATTAAAGGAAAAGAAACTTGGAACACAACTCTTGATGAGTCCAAACAGTTAGACGGCCCAAATGGCGATCTTCTGTTTTGGAAAATACCCCATGTTACTGGTGGAGGTTTGAAGTATTTTCAAAATGTTCCAAATTTGTATATTAATACGGTAGATCTTACCGATAAAGCAAAGTTAGAGGGCTCAAAAGCCGGCTTTGTTGCATTTGATAGTTTAAAAGATGTTCAGGAAGATGGTGAACCGCTTATCGACATTGGTCGAGTGCAGGATGTAACCACTGATCATAATGGAAATGTGGTGCTTGTAACTAAAGTTTCTACTAAAGGTGGAAATTGTGGTTACCCTATATGTAACGAAAACGGTTATGCGATGGCCATCCATCAAAAAACATATACCGATCGTGTTCAAGCAATAGCTCTTACCGTTGCCATTAAAGAACGACTTTGTGGCAGTCGGGTAAACTAATTAGCCCTCTTCCCGAAATGGATCAGTATATACAGTGGTACGCAAAGTTTGGTATGCTGGATGTTATTGTTCCCATTGAAGAGGGCACTTTTGTGAAGTCTCCTGAATTTTTGGAGCATTTTTTAACAGGTTCTGTTGAGCATTTGTTTCGAGCTCGTAGACATGTTGTACAGATTAAGAAAGAGGTATTCAATGTTAGTTATGAAGAATTTCGACTAGCACATAAGTTAGACCGTCCAAGTGCCTATCGTATGGCATTTATGAATAGACAAGCTGCTTTTAAGAACGTGGCCAAATATGATCGTGAACAACCTTTCATTAAGGATGAAAAGGCATGGTCTTTGTCTGGTGAATGGACTAAGGATGAATTTCAATGTATGAACGGTACGAAGATTTTGTCCTTTGAGACGGTGTTAGCTGATTGTAATAAAAATAGCTCTTGTGGCTATCCCTGGAATCGTAAGTATCATTCAAAGCAAGAAATGATTGATGCTGGAGTTATAGAATCGATTTGCAACTCTTATTGGGATAATATAGCCAAGTTCGATGTTAGTGAACATATTGTTCCTATTTTTAATAGTAGCCAGAAGGTTGAACTCCGCGCTGCGGAAAAACTTAAAGAGAATAAATTGCGAACATTTACTGCTGCTCCTGTTGAGCACAGTATAGCGTTGAATCGTTTTTGTTTAGAACAAAATAATAAGTTCTATGATTCGCATTTTAAAACTTGGTCCTTTGTTGGTTGTACTAAGTATCTCGG